TTTTGATTTACCATCATGTAAAAACTATGTTATTTGGGATAAAGAAATACCTAATGGACTTTCATTTGCTGATTGTGAAATGGCTTGGACTTCATTTGATAAAGCTCCGAAAATGTGCAGATACTCTGCTTATTTAGATAAGGATAGTAAATTCCACCCAACACAAAAGCCGATTTATTTATATGATTGGATTTTTAACAAATATGCTACTGAAGGAATGAAAGTATTAGATACCCATTTAGGAAGCGGAACAATTAGAATTTCAGCAAATAAAGCAAAATTACACTTTGTTGGTTGTGAAATTGACGAGGAATATTTTAACAAACAAAACAAAAGATATGAGGAGTTTGTCAGTCAGGCTCGTTTATGGTAGGCGGTCTTTTGGCATTGCACCTAACTCACTTATTGCCGCATAAAATACACGCATAGCAGCGGTATGTGGTAAATATGCGCAGGTTTATTGCGCAAATAGAATAAGCTCCGGGCTAAATGGCTCGGGGCTTTTTTTATGCAAAGTACTACCCCCATGTATATATAAAAAGTTTTTTTCTTATTATTTATTTGGACACTTGGACACGCCCCTCGCATTCTGCAAGTTAGGTTAAAAAATTGTGTCCAACAGCGTCCAACAGCGTCCAAGAAAGTTATAAACCATTTATTTTCAATTAGTTGTGAATCCGTTTTTTTTTGGACATGCTTGGACACGCTTGGACACAAAAAAAAATACAACTATATGGTTGTCAGGTTCGTGTCCACAGTGTCCAAAAAGTTTTCGCAAAAACACAAAACTCAAACACGATTTTTCACACTTTACTTTGCCGTTTTTGGTTCAAACCGAAGTTTTTTAATAATTATGAACACAAAATGTGTAAACTAAAAAGTAAAGTAAAAGTAAACTATTTGTAAGTTTGTGCTATGCTAGTTAGAATACCACTTCGTATCCACCTACTCAAATACCTTAGAGCAAAGGTGGGAGCCGATAAGTTAGAGATTAGACACTTTAACCAATTGGAGATGTTTACAGACCAAAGCGATATTATTTACATACAGCGCCAGCTGAGTAAAACGCTTTACCCATTTTTAAATACAGAAATACAGTGGGAAAAATCTCAACTGGGCAACCAAGGTAAGTATGCTCTTATTGGGCTCAACCTAAAAGATTACCTCATTAATACCCGCCGTATATACATTAGCATACAGGGCGTAATTAAGTTTAATGATTGTGTAGACAACATTATGCTTAAAGAAATGATTGCGCTTTTAGATACTGCCATTAGCAATAAGCAGCGCCAAGACCTCTGCATTTTGGATTTTATGGCCAAGTACCAGATAGATGAAGATGATATTAGATTTGATTCTTTAAAGAAAAGAGCGTACCGCGAAAGAAAACGTTTATCGGAAAAACTTTTTTTAGAGAAAAATTTAAAAGGCACGGGAGCCGTGCTCGATTTGTCCTTTGGTGATGCGTTTATACAGGCTTAATTTGCCTTATAAAATGCAAAGGTTATGGAATTACTTTTAACATCCAACCCAAAAATTGGATCGGTACTAAAAATTGAATTTGTTGACCTATTGGATGTGGTAACATTACCCCAACCAGATGAAGACAACAACATAGATTTTAATGCCATTATATTAGCACCGGGTAAAACGTGGGATGTTGTAATTCCATTACCTAAAACAGGAAAACTCACCATAGAAAATATAGAAACTGCCCAAGGCTGGTACGAGCGCCCAAAAATTATTTGTCAGCATAATAATACTGGCATGCAAATTTTAAATAATTTAAGCGATAAAGCTTTGGGCAGGTACATAATTATTGCTACAACTGGCAGCGGAGAAAAATATTTAATAGGCGATGATGAGCAATATTTATCCTTCACATACAAGCTAGATACCACCAACACCCGCGCCCAAACACAGGTATTAGACATAGAATTTAGCTTTTCTTAGTCCTTTCTACCCTTATTAAATAGCCAAACCTTTGCTTAACGAAAAATAGTTAAGCATGTCAAAAACATTTATTTGCTCAGATGAATCTATAAACCGCTACGGCTTTAGGGTTTTAACGGCTGGTATAGATTTATCTCAGTTTAAGAAAAACCCTGTAATGCTCTTTAACCACGAGCGCATGAGCTGGGGCGGAGATATATACAATGGCCCCATTGGCCGTTGGGATAACATTACAACCAAAGATGGTCAGCTTTTGGCCGATCCTATTATTGATGCCAACGACCCAAAAGGATCCATTTTAAGCAGCAAAGTAGAAAACGATTTTATAAGAGCAGCTTCCATAGGCTTTCAGATTATTGAAACCAGCGAAGACCCAAAACTAATGATGCCCGGGCAAACCCGCCCAACAGTTACCAAGTGCAAATTGGTAGAAATTAGCTTGGTAGATATACCGGCTAATACCAACGCCATTAGCCTTTATGATGATGGCGGCAACAAAATAGACCTAAAAGAAGATGCGCAGTACAGCAAATTAGGTTTAGGCATTTTACAACCAACTATCGAAAATTCTAATAACATGAAAAAAATAACCCTCAAAGCCGGGCTTTTAGCCTTGGCCGCTTTCTTTGGCCTAAGTGCTGAGGAGGCCAACACAGAGAAAGAACTGGATTTTACACCAGAAAAACAATCTGAGTTAAACGCTAAGTTAAACGATTTAGCCACATTAAGTGCAGAAAAAACCCGCTTAGAAACCGAGTTAGCCACTGCCAACACAGCCAAAGCAGCCTTAGAAGGTGAAAAGGCTACATTAACCACTCAGTTAGCTACTGCCAATGCAGAGATTACCCGTTTAGGTACTCAAGCTGGCCAAATGAATGCTGACCCAAATGCTAAAGGAGCAGAAGGTTCTGCCGGAGCAGGTGTCGCTAATGAGTTTTTATCTGATGCAGATAGAGACCTAGCAAAGCTTAGAGCCGATTTAGGTTTGGATGTAAAATAATTTTTGAAACAATTTTAATTCACTAATATGAAAAAGATCACAGGGTTATTATACTCTTTAATGGTAATTGGGATGATTGCCATTGGATTTAGCTCCGCTACTGGAGCCAATGTTTTTGCGGTGGGCTTTACGCTTACAGCCGCTTTAGCTTTTGTACCTCAAATGCCAGGTGTGGCATATAGCACGCCAACCACAGAAGTAGCTGCAATAGCTCAGTGGGCTGGTATGTACTCTAAAAAGTTTTTAGCACAAATGCTAAATGGCTTAGACTTAATGCAAGATTTAGCAGTAGATAGAATGGTAAGCAGACAAGGTAAATTGCTTCCTAAATTTACAGCACAAGGCGGCTTGCGTCCATTAAATACTAATGTAGAAAGCAATGGTGGTATAGAACGCACTTGGAGTGGCAGAAAATTATTTGTATACGATGCCATGAAAGTTTTTACCATTATTCCAGAGGATTTAATTAGCTCTTTTTTAAGCGATATGACCGCACCAGGTGCTTTGCAAATTCCATTTGCTCAGTGGGTATGGGAAAAAGAAATGGCTAAATTAGCCTCAGAAATCAACGACAACTTCTACTTGGCAGATTATGCCGCAGATGCCGCCGCATTTGATGCCGAAGCCGTTTACACATACAGCGCCTCTGTGCCGCAATATGTAACCTTTGGTACTTTAGAAGATATCTACAAATTGTTAAGCACTACCACTGCTGGGCAGTCTCCAACCACTCACCCAGCCAAATGGCAAAAAGTAAATAGCACTGCTATTACTACCGGTATAGGCACCATTATTGCCGAAGAAATTGCCGCCACAAACTTATCTGTAGTATCTGCCGCATCTGGCTCTATTAGCAATAGCAATGCTATGGATAAAATGGAAGCCATGTACAACGCCATGACAATACCACACCGTAATGCAGGTGGTGTAGTTCGTGTATCGCACGATGTATACCGCAAATACATTACCCATGAGCGCACAGTATATGGTAATACTGCCCGCCCTGGTGATGAGAACGGCAAAAAGTACGTTTGGGGTTCTGGTGGAAAATGGGAAATTAGACCATGCACTTGGATGGGTACCAGCCAGCGCATTATCATGACCCAGTTTGATAACCTTATTGTAGGTACCAACTTAGGTGGCTCACCGGGCATTACCAAAACAGTTGAAACTTTACACGGATACAAATCTGTAGCTAAGTTCTTAATTGGTTCACAAATTTCAGATTTAGAAAACTTGTACGTAAACGATCAAGCCTAAAACATGGGAAAAGAAAACAAAATTGCGCTTCCTCAAACTATTGAGGAGGCGCATAGCCTTATCGAGGCTCAAAATGCACAAATTGCTGCAAGCAAAAAGACTATTGATGAGCAAGCCTCATTAATAGACCAGTTAAGCGAAGCTTTGGCCAAGGTAGAAACTAAATTAGCTACCAGCAATGTTGCGCCTAGCGTTACCATTGGCAAAAAAAGCTATGTTGTAAACGCAGGAGTTAAACACCAAGGTGTTAACTACACGCCAGCCGCATTAGCAGCAAATGAAGCTTTGTGTGCAGAAATTTTAAAACTTGAAGGTCAAACCATTTTAGTAGAGGAGGTTTAAATTATGGCATTAGAAGATTTATTAAATAGCGCATTAGCTACAAACCACAAAGGTTTAAACCAGGTAATTTATGCTATTAGAAAAGCAGATATTACCACGTTTCCTGCACTTACCACCACACCTACAACAGGTGCGCAAAAAATTACCCGCACAGGTACTTTTACATTAGCTAGTGGTAAGTTTTTTAAGAAAATTACCCTTACTGCTGGTACTGGTAAATTAATTCCTAAAGCTACCGGAGCAGGCCCACGCCAAATGAGCAACACTACAGAGCTAGAATTTAAACGTGCTATTGTAGATGCAGAAGCGTATGGATGGTTATACGAAAACCAAAATGATGAGTTGGTTTTTATTGTGCCAAACCGTAACGGTGTGCAAGTAATTATGGGCGATCCAGAGCAAGGTTGCTACCTTAGCGAAGGCCAAATAGATAATGGCGGTGTTGCTGCAGATGAAGCAGGCTTATCTGTAAAATTTGCGCACGATGGACCAGCTCCAACCATTTGGGCAGGTGCTGCACCTTTAGCATAAGGAGGGCACCATGAGCAAAAAACTAGCACCCGCAGTAGCAGAAGCTTTTGAGTTGGCGCAAGATGCTCCAATCTCTGGTGGCTTCCCCGGCTATGGGCAAATAGATTTAAGCGAATTAAATTTGGATCAGGCCAAAAGCTTGGTAGAAAATGGATTCCCTTACCTAGTGCCTAAAGCACCAAAAACAACTTCTAAGAGCAAAGAGGTATAATTGGTTTCTTAATTGATGATTACAAAAAGCCTTCGCAGCAATGTGAGGGCTTTTTTGTATGTTTGCCCCGCGCACACACTCCTACACTGACTCGGTAATAAAATATTGGGTCAGGGTATCTGTTGCTATAATCAAGGTAGCAGACAACATCCGAGAGGAGTGTATGCGCAAACGCCCTGGCCCTAAATTTTTTATTATGGATAATTCAGAAAAAGAAGCCGCAGGAAAGATCTTAGTAGATGCTTTTCAAGAAACAGACCATTTGCCAAACATACCCACCACCACAGCAGATTTAGTAGAACTACTAGAGCTAAACGGCATTTTTGTGAGCGCCACAGATGCCAATAGCATTATGCAAAAACTTGGCTTTAGAGGCCGCCCCATCCCCAACCAAGTAGATAAGCTTTGGTTGGTGGTACAGGAAGAAAAAGTTTAGTCCTTTACCATGCAATTGCATGGTTTTACTTTTGCCACATGGATATTCACAAGTGGCTAAAGGGAAACAAAAAAGATTATAACCTTGGCGTTTCTATTTTCGAAAGCCAAGGCGGCAGCCCTGTGCTGCTTAAGTTGTTTAAAAAAGGAGAATCGGCTTTTAACCGCCAAACTTTAAAAGAACAACTGCATAATATAGCCAATGCCCAACCCCAAGTTAGTGCACCAGTTAAAGAGCAAAGTGCACCAGTTACTCCCTTTACTGAACCAGTTGCACCAGCAACAGAGCCAGCAGAACTAAAACATATTTATGAGCTTAAGCTAGGCGCATTTAAAAAAATGGCTGCCCTACACCAACACATGGCCACCATTACAGGCAACACCCCCAAAGCCATAGAAACCCGCCTAAAATTTGCCCTAGAAATAATGCAGCTCGATGAGCTCAATAAACAATGCTGGGATAAAATCTTTTATTTTAAAAAGCACGGTAAACTTCCGGTTGACCCTAGCGGCTTTTACCCAGATATGCTAACCATTCGCGAGTTGGTTCAGCTAGAAAAAGCAATACCCACCTATATTACCAAGCTTGCAAAAGAAATCGATAACCCTGCCATTGATGATGAGGCACGCCAAAAACTATACAACCGCAAAGCAGAGTGGCACATTAAAGCCATGCGCGTAAAGCAAGAGCTAGATGCGCTTCCAGATTTAAAACAAATAAAAACAGCCTTATGCTTATAGACTTAACCAAAAAGGCTAAAACAGAAACAAATAAGTTTTCTGCTTTTAAGTCTATTGCCGCTAGCAAGGTTGTTAACCTGGCATCGGCAAAGGAGCTAGATATTTATTTTGCAGATTTTGGACAAAATCTGTCCTACTTTTATATTTCCAATGGAAAAGTAAGCAGCTACCAATTGCTTAATTATTTCCTAGACCTGTTTAATGAGCCAGCCACCATCCACATTACCACTTGGGGTATGACAGAAAACGCCATACGCCAATTAGCCCAACGCAAGCAAGCAGGCCAAATACAAGATTTGTATTTTGTATTTAGTGAGCAAACCAAAGTAAACAAGGCCAACGAATACCAGCTAGCTGTTAAAATAGCCACAGCTCACAAAATAGTGCCATGCCATGCTAAAATATACCTCATTAAAACCCCAAACCACCAAGTAAGCATTATTACCAGTGCCAACCTAAACCGAAACAACAAATTAGAAGCAGGCACCATTACCACAGACCAAACCATATACCAGGGATATGCTAATTTTTTAAACAACCTTTTTAATGAACCTAGATAATACCCAAATAGAAGCCATAGAAATGGCAGCATACAAAGGCTTTGAAGTGCAACAAGTAGCCCATTTGCTGGGCGTGCCTGCCACAGAGTTTGAGTTGCTGTTTACCATAGAAAACCACCCCGCAACACTTGCCTACATGAAAGGAATATACACCGCCCAAAGCGATTTGCGTCAAGCCGTAATAGATAGCGCCATTAGTGGCTCATCTCCTGCCCAAGCCGAAATGAAAAAACACCTTGATGCGGCCATTAACTCATTTAAACTAAGCACCGGAGCATGAAAGAAAATGTATTTGAGCGCGTAGAGCGCTTTATAGATGTAGCAGTAAAGCACTTTAAATCTGGTAAAAATGCCAAAGAACTACCAGCAGAGCTGGGCAATGTGTATGAGCGTTGGGAAATGGCCTACCGCATCCAGCGCAAATATTACGGACGAGGCAAAGAGTATGTTTTCTCTGTGTATGCCCTCTGGATTAAAGAGCGCCACAACATAACCGATAGCCGCAGCATTAGAGAAGATCTATATGCTGCCCCGCTCCTATTTGTAAAAATTGAGCCAACCAACCGCGAGTTTAAACGCATGTTGGCCATTGAGCGTTTAGAAAAAAGCATTTTAAAAGCAGAAATAGCAGGCAAGTTTGCAGAACAAGCCCGACTAGAAGCCGTTTTGTTTAAATACCTAGACCCAACATACGATCCGTTGCCAGAAGCTGTAGAAGATGAAACCATTAAAAACTTCGTAATTATGCCAGTGCATGAACCAAAAATGCTTGGTGTACCAGATTTAAGCTTAGATGAGGTAATGAAGTTTAAAGGCAAAATGATGGCTAAACACCGCAGGTTATTAGATGAGGAAGACGATGCCAAATATGAAGAAGTAAAAGAGGAGCCATTAGAAGATGAGTATAATAGTTAGTGAGCCCAGGAAGATTTATTACAACCCGGTTCAAATTAAGATAAACATTATCAATGCACGAAACACCATCCTTATTGGTGGGCGTGCCTTGGGTAAAACTACAGGCATACATGGCCCAAGAACTGCCAATTGTGTAATGAAAATGCCTGCCAGTAGCAATGGTTTTATAAGCCGAACCTACAAACAGTTTAAAACGCGTATACTTGGCTCACTGGTGAGCGGATGGAAAGATTTAGGATTTGAAGAATATAACGAAAAAACCAAGACCGGACATTTTGTTATTGGCAGAAGAAACCGAGATTGGCCAAGCCCACAATATGCCATTGGAGATTATTCCCAAGCCATACACTGGTTTACGGGTGCTGTTATTGTTTTAATTAGTCAGGATAGAGCAGGCGATGCCAACGGTTCAAACATACAAAGCCTTGCAGGAGATGAAGCCTTCCAGCTAGATAAGGAAGATTTGGACGAGAATGTAATACCTGCCTTACGTGGGTTGCCGCAATACAGCAACATGAGCATATATAGGTCTATTACGCTAACCACCTCTATGCCGCTTACTCCCGATGCCGCATGGCTGTTTGATTATGCCAAAGATACCGATGCCGAGCTTAACGAGTATATTATGCAGGTCTATGGTGCGTGGTACAAGCTATACATGAAAGTCCTTAACGACAAAACCCTAGCACCAAAAACTATTGAGATATACAAAAACCAGCTAAAAAAATTGGATAATTTGCTCAATGATTTAAGAACAGATTATACCTACTACTTAGAAGCAGATAGTTTTGAAAACTACCATGTGCTAGGAGAAAAGTATTTTAGAACCCAAAAAAGAATATTGAGCGATGAGAAATGGAACACCCAAATTGCCAATAAGAGGCCAGAAGGATTAACCCCGGGCAAAAGGTTTTACCCGCAGTTAAACACTAAACACTTTTACATAGATTACAACAACCCCTACTTTGATAACTTTACCATCCTACCCGATGATAAAGATACCTGCTTAGGAGATGCAGACTGCGACAGAACAAAGCCATTAGAGATATCCATAGACTTTGGAGGCCGTATAAACAGTATGAGTGTATGGCAAGAGAAGCCGCAAACAGATGAGGTGTTTACCCTAAAAGAGTTCTTTGCAGAACAGCCCGAGTACCTTAAGCACTTGGTAGATAAGTTTAACAACTATTACCAGTACATGGATAACAGACACTTAAAAGTGTACTACGATGTAAATGGTAAGAAGTCTATAGCACAAAGCGATGAGACCGACATAGCAACAGTACAGCGCATGCTCATTGACCTAGGCTGGGAAGTAGAGCTAGTAGAGATAGATACCAACCCACTGCACGATGATAAGTTTGAGTTTATGAACCTCTTACTAAGTGAGCAGGATAGGCGCCTACCTAAGTGGCGTATACACGAAACCAATTGCCCTAACCTTAAGATAGCTCTATTTAACGCACCATTAAAGGTGAACGAGAAAGGCCGTAAGGTAAAGAATAAAGGCAGCGAAGCAATGAGCTCCAAGACACCACAAACACAAGCAACACACATTACAGATACCTGCGATTACTACCTGTTTAGGAAGTATAGGCAGCACATAGAAGAAAGCGTTGCAGGGTTCTCTACTACCTTGTTTACTTAGAATCATTTGGGCAATGCCGCTCAGTCGCGGCCCGGGCTATCCGCGCTACACGGTAGCCTGCTCCTATCCCTATTGCAGAAACCGCACAGCTCCACCCGCATAGTGGTACAATGGCGTGCATACGCACAGTAGTGGCACACCCGCAGCACACACCCAACCGCAAAAACGCCAAAAGTCCAAAAAAATAGACAAATTTCACTATTTTAGCCCTGCATTGCACCCCAGCCACAGTGCGAGGTCTCGGAGCACTTAGGTGCGCAACTCTTTGCAATGGCTAAAACCGCATTGCAAAGAGTTGAAATATAGAAAAATGCAGCTCAAAACCTCCCCTTTTACTATAAATTTACTATTATAATTAATTGATTTACAGGCAATTAAATTTTAATAAAATTGTATATTTTTAACATAAAACTTTGCAATTCAATGTTTTATGCCTACCTTTATAATGTCAATAAAAAACAATATAAATGAGTACTACAAAAAATGGTGCTGGTGTACTCATTTATATTGTTTTTTATTGACATTA